CCTTCGGTATCCAGGTTATATTCGGCGTAAAGAGCGAAAGATGTAGCCGTGTTGTCCAGGGCCAGAGTAATTCCATCGGTGTCGATGCACCAGAACGGCGGCGGGTCTTGCAGGTCGGTAAAATCAACGCAGCCGTAGCCGCTCGGGATGTCCCACCCTGCAACCGGGGTACGATAAGCCCCTGCCGGCAAGACGGTTATCTCAATGCCGAGGCTTTCGTAGAAGTGGTCCGGGAAGAGGTATTCGGCCTGAGGCGTAACCGAGATGCCGATGCCGGAGCTGACAAAGCTAAAGGTCCTGAGGGTGTCGCTGTCGGGCGTGAGGGAAAGGCTGATGATACCGAAGTATTCAAACTCGCCTGGCGGTGTGTAGAAGTAGTTCTCAGCCGCCACGGTCATGGCTACCGGGATGTTTCCGGTCTTTGCCCACACCGGGTCATAGCTGCCCTGAGGGGTGAGGCCTATATTAACAGAGCCTTCATAAAGGTGCTGGTTCGGGTCCGTTGGCACCCATTCCACCGCAACCCGAACACTGGAAATCTTGGTCTCGCTCTCTTCGGTATATTCGGCCCAGGCATAATTTCCAAGAACATCGAGCTGGTTTTCGCTGCTGTACGTTCCGGATCCAATCTTTTCAAACTCTATATTGCTCAATAACCGGTTGAAAATGACTAATTCATCAATTTTGCCATAAAAATATTCCTTGGGGAGCCCACTGGAATCAAAAACGCAACCGACAGCAAGGTCAGCGTCAGAAGCATAAGGGGTATCAACGGTAAGGGTGTAATAGTAGACGTTTCCCGTAGATATGTTCTTTACCCGAGCATATAGCTTCTTGTTCGGGCCGTCGAGGGCAACCCCAACGTGATACCAAGTGTTCGCAGAAAGGGTGATTATGTCTGCATAACTTTGTGTGCCACCAGCAACGCTATAGTAGAACCTAAGAACCCCGGAACTTGTCGTGGTCAGACTCCAGCTTCTTTTACCGTTTTCGTTCCATTTGCCGACGATGTGGCGGTTGGCGGTTGCAAAAACCCCTCTGACAAAAAAGGCGCACGACATCAGCTTGGTAGTGTCGCCGCTCTTAAAAGGGAACCCGGAGCCTAAGTTAGCATCGGTGATATTAAGATACTGGCTGCTGGTGTTGAGCAGGGAGACCGCACAGGCCCCCTCTTGGTAGTCGCTGGTATCTTCTGACGGAGTGTTCTGGAGGGTTAGGGTGTTGGCCCCCTTGGAGTCGGTCCCTAATGCTCCGCTCTCAAAGCGCCAGAGGGCCTTACAACTGCTATCACCAGAGAAATCATTCGCCATTGTTGGCCCCTTACGTCGTCGTCAACTTGACACCGCACTCCATTCCGTCGACTTCGCTTTTTAGCCATGCGGCACTGGTAGCAGGGTTCACATTCCAGACTTTGCAGTTATATTTCGGGTGAATCCACGGGGGGGCTTGGGCGGCGTCGCCGGCATAATTGGTCCCGGACAGCCGGACTATAGGCGACACCATCTTTGCCGAGGGAGCGCCGGTTAGATAGTTACGAACCGCAACCTGCACACACTTAATCGATTCGACTGACCCCACCAGGTTGCTCATACCAAAGGTCTGGGCGTCGGCGTCGGTGTGGCCTTTGAAGTGCATGGCCTCGACTGCGGGCGTAACATCGGCAATCTCATACTTATAAAACGTGGTCCGGCCCTGGCGAAGCAAACTAATTTCCAGGTCGTGCAGGATAGCCGGATGAAGCCGCATATTGTCCAGCCAGCCGTCCAAAGTGTTTCCACCGGTATTGTCGGACCCTATATACAGGTCACAAGAGGAAATCCGCAAGACGTCTGACGGAGTAGTAAAAGTATAAACAGTTGTGACGGCAGCGGCAGCGTCATAAACAATCACCCTCAAAATCTTGCTGTCACCATTAACCACCACAGCAACAAAGTACCACTGGTCAGCCGTCAGGGTGACCACGTCATTACGGGTTATACTGCTGGCAGCCCATCCCCACCCGACGCACAACTTAGAGTTGTAGGTAGCGACATAAAAACTATAATCGCCGGACACCCCTTTATTGAAGATATAATGATAAACAAGGTTCGCAGGCAGGGTGTCGGGCTTATACCAAAAGGTCAAAGTGAAGACCCGGTTGACCTCAGATTTCAACGGGAAACCAGAAGGCAGAGCCGAGTCCAGCACCTTCCCGTACTGGCTGGAGGTTCGCACCAGTTTGATACTGGACCCTCCCTCCTGCTTATCGTTCGTGTCTGCCGTGGGCGAGTTGTAAAGTGTTAGGTCGGCGTTCCCTTTTTCATCGTTTCCCAGGTCGGCAGACTCAAAGAGCCATCGGGCCACATCGTTGCCGAGGTTAGGGGGTGTAGCTGCCGAGAGGTCATCTTCTGCACCCTCAGCAGTAGGCGTCAGCTTTGAGATTCTGTGGGGCTGTTCGCCCGTTAAGGTAATCCAGCCGGCATCGTCCACAATAATGTTGTCGAAATATTCGCCATGATTGACATAAGCGTGCTTTCTGACGTTTGCGAGCCCCATATAGGCAACACTGGTTTTATCAGAAGTTATGCCGGTATAATCAATTACGGTGGTCCCGTCGAGCTTTACAATCCACCGGCCATCTGAGCCCGTGGAGGGCTTGAAGTAAAACTCTACCCGGTACGTGGTGTTGAGGGCGAGAGTGGTGGTGTCTTGCGCTAAAGTAGTGCCGCCGTAGCTTTGCCCAACGGTCAGCCTCCAACTGGTCGAGTCCAGAAACATATAGCCGGCGTCAGCCCGGTCTGACGCAAAGAAGTGCACCAGGACGTGTGAATAAGACGAAGTCGACACCCGGCGCACCAAAAAATGACCATAGATTTCAGTCTTGTTGCCCCCAAGATATTTAGCTACGAAGGCGTTAGCGGTCCGCAGGTCCAGGCAATAATTGCCGTCCATACCGGATTGAGCGGCAGCAACCACGGCGGCGAATTGGTAGTCCCACTCTGACAGGTCGCCATGTTCGTGCCCGGCTATAAAGATGCGTGCCATCTATCTCGCCCTCCTAAGCGACAGCCTGGTAGCCGACTTCCATGCCATTGACCTCGTCCAGGGTCCACCCTGTAGATGTATAGGGGTTGACCGCCCAGAAGGCTTGCGCTACCTTTGGCACAGTATCCGCTGCCACCCCGGACCCGACGTAATCCGTGGGGGTGCTGCCAGTGCGGACCAAAGCCTTAACCTGGGTCGGTGTCGGGGACCCTTCTTTCAGTATATGGGCTATCACCGACACGCCATTTACGGCAGCAGCGGCAGCCGGCAGGTTTTGGGCAGCGAAGCTGTCCTTCTCGTCGGAGGTGTTGGTCTTGTTATAGTCGCCCGTTAGCAAAGGCGGCTGTTCATTGACGCAATCCCAATTAGGGGAAGTTGTCGGGTCCCACTGCGTCGAATTTCCCGCTCCAGTGGGGGGCAGGACCGCCATTTGGTAATGTCCGGGCCAGTTCGCATCATCAACTACGATGTCGTTAATCAGCCAGTAGACGTCTCTCGTATATTGGGGGTCACCGAACCAGAGAGAGTCCACAGTGCTTTCGGAGCCAGGGACCGTGTTTCCGGTATAGTCGATGGCGGTGACGCCGTTTACCTTAACTATCCACCGGCCCGAGGAACTGTGCGGTTTATAATAGATTTCAAACAGGGCGGCGTACAGGCGGTCCACCGGCACAAACTCGGAGGTGCTGGTTTGCAACAAAGTCGAGTCGAGGTTTCGATAAGCAGCGAGATAAGGGATTTGAAGCGTCGAGCCCCCCATGCCAAACCGTCTTAGAGCCCCTAAATTTGTGGTGCTCAATCTCGGCGCCAGCAAAAAATCCCCCGCACCATCCTGTGAGGGCATGGCTCGGAAAGCTATGTAAATTTCACTTTTGGCTGACCCCAGAGGTATCTTTGCCCCCATGCCCCAAAAACCCAGGCTCATGCAGTACCCCCCCATGGCTTCGTGGTAAGCCATCTTGGGGTAGCCGGTGTACTCCCTGAGGGTAAAGAACTGCCTCAGGTAGTCCACCCCACCGTCTCCTGCCCGCCCGGTCCAGGTAAAGATGCGTGCCATAGCTCACCCTTTAAGCGCAGACCAATTTGGCCGTCACCTTGACGCTGCCGCCGTCCACCACGTTATACGGCCCGTCACTGAACTGCTCCACGGCCAAGAGCTTCCCGGTCCCGTCCGAAGACGTGGCGATGAAGTAGCCGTAGACGTTGCCCCAGGCGGCGCCGGAGGCCGCAAAAGTTTTCTGGGCGGCGGTAATCTGGTCGTTGCTCAAGGTCCAATCACCCCCGCAGGCGATGGCGATGCGGGCGTAAGCGCCCCCGGACGGCTCGGTGATACCGGCAAGGTTGGCGGTCTCTGCCGGCTCCGTGGTGTTGGTGTAAAGCCCCAGGTAAAGGTTAGTCGGGGGGGAGGTGCCCTTCTTGAAAGCCACGTCCAGCAACCAGTTCTCGCCTTCGTCAACCCATTTTGCCATGGTCGTTCTCCTTTAAGCGCACTTGATTTTCGGTGTAACCTTGATGCCTTTCCCGTCCAGGACCGAAAAGGCCGAGCCCAGGTGTTCCAGACACATGAGCTTCCCCCCGGTGCCGGTCAAGGTGGTGGTGACAAAGTAGCCGTAAATATCGCCCCAATCTCCCCCACTCGCCAGGAAGGTCTGCTCGGCATAGGAGGCGGTGTCGCCAACGATGGTCCAGTGAGTCAGGCCCCGGGAAAGGGCCTTGCGGGCGTACCCGAACCCGGAAGGTTCCGTCAGGTCGGATACTCGGGCGGTTTCTCCCGGCTGCACCGAGTTCTTGTAGAGGCCAACATAATAGGCCCCGTCAACCGGGGTGTCCGCCAGGAGGATATTAAGCACCCGGTTTTCCCCTTCGTCGCACCAGATGGGCGTTCCCATAATTTCCCCTTACAGGTCTCTGCAGTGATCTCGAATCCACTGCCGCATTTCACTATTGGTCATGGCCGGATACCAGGCCTTGAGCAGGGCGGCGCCCCCTGCCACGTGCGGACAAGCCGCCGATGTCCCGGAGGCGCACATATACCGGTTGTTGGAGCCCGCCACGACATAGTTGGTATAGGTGAACCCGGCAAAAGCGCCGGTGATGTAACGCCCCGGAGCGGACACTTCCGACTCCGGCCCCCGGGAAGAGAAGTCGGCGATGCTTTCGTCCCAGGCCATGGCAGCCACGGCCATGCAGCTTTGATATTTGGCCGGGTAATTGACGGTGTTCTCTCCAGGCCCGGAATTGCCGGCAGCGGTCACCACCAGGAGGCCGGCATACCAGGCAGCATCGCACGCCTGTTGCAGCACCGTGGCCCCGCCAGACCCCCCCAGAGACAGCGAGAGGATGTCCATACCATGCGTCCGGCCCCAATCTATGCCAGCAGCCACGTTTGCCAGAGACCCGGAGCCCTTGGCGTCCAGAACTTTGCAGGCGTACAGGTCGATGTCCGGTGCCACGCCCCGGTAAGACCCGAGCAGGCTGGTGTGCTGACCGCAGACGATGGAACAGCAATAGGTGCCGTGGTCATGGTCGTCTGCCGGGTTGTCGCCGCCAGACACAAAATTGTAGCCGCCCTTAAAGACGCATACCCCGTCTTTCCAAAAAGCCTCATGGCTGCTCTTTATGCCGGTGTCGATGACGCAGACCTTGATGCGCCGCCCGGAAGTGGACCTGCCATAGTTCCCCAAGGCCCAGGCGAATTGCGGGTTAAGACGGTCCACGCCCCAATCGGTGTTGACGGCGTTCGGGTCATAAACAGGGATTTCGTTGGAGCAGATGCGAGCCTGGCCGGGGACCTCGATGCGCTCCACCAGTCCGCTTTTCTGCAGCTCGGCCAGAGCATCATCGTCCAGGTCCACCACGAACATCCGGTTGTCAAAGCCGAAGGTCCACTTCCGCTCCCCCCCGTGATCCTTGGCGAGGTTATTGGACATGACCATCAGATCCCGGGGGAGCCCGGTGATAACGTCCGGCAGCTTGAGGTAAACCACGGCGGTCTGCTTTGGCTTTACTTCATCGACAAACCCGGTGTCGCAAAGGTAGGAGGCCTTGAGGTCCTGGGCCAGCTCCCAGGCCGCTTCCCGGACGTCTCGCTCCGGGCTGTTTTTGACTGTAGCCTTCCCTTTCTTCAAGGCGTCGACGATGCGCTCCAGTTTCTCGTACACCTCTGGCTTCTGAAACTTGAGATCCCAGACCATGGCGTGCCAGTTCTTGTGCGGGAGGTTGCGTACCATGAACTCGAAGAGCTCCGGGTCGGTCTCTCGGACCACCCGCAAGACCTCTTGGTAGCTTTCAACGCCCCCGCCTAAACAATCGTCGTGTTCTTCCAGCATATTCTTACCCTTCCGGGGTGTTCGGAGTGCCGGGAGTCGTTGCTTCCCGGTCCCAATCGTAGACCCAGAACTCGGAAAGAATCCACTTGGGAGACTCCCCGGCTCCGGTCAACCTGAACCGGTCCATAAAAGTCTTCGTAAACTTCGCCTGGTTATAAGTGTCCACGTATGGATAGGCCGTAAGCAGCTCCATGTTGAGCGGGTTAAAATTCCCGCCTGGGCCATAAGCCTTTTCCTTGGCGGCGGCGTTCGCCATCCAGATTTCATGTCGTTCCGGGGTCCAGACGCCAGCCCGCACCGACAACGTGCCAGTGATGGGGGCGGGCATCCCGATGGCATAGACGCCGATGATGAAGGCCACAGGGCCGACCACCACCATCCAATCGCCCAGATAGTAAACCATGGTCCCGTACTGCTGTTCCCGCATCCCGAAGATGTGCCGGGCACGGTGCGGCAGCAAGGCAACATCCCCGTCCGGCTCTACCGGGGGCTCATTTTTGCCGACGTATTCCTCCTGAGTTGTGGCCCGGTAGTGGAGGGAGTGCCAATCGGTCTGAAACATGAACCAGTTAAGCCAACCCTCGGTGACCGGAATATCCGGAGGCTCATACGGCACTCGCCCGCTCCCAATGCTCCGGTGCCACTGGAGCCGGAAGATGTCCAGGCACTTCCGGGGGGCCTTAGGGTCGGCGCCATACACGGGAGGCTCATTGTGGCCCACAACCGCATACGGCGCGTCCTCGTACATCATCACCTTGACCTTCTGGCCGGCCCGGAAAGCCCAGGCTGAATGATTAAGTGCCTTGTTTTCCCGCTTGGTGGCAACCTGGTCGTCATAGTACCCCGGCCGACAGTGGTAGAAGATGGGCACCCCCGACACCGGGCCTCCATCTATTTCCACCGTACAGGTATCATCGAGGGTAAAGAGGGCCGTGTTGGAGACCCCAAAATCCTTGATAATCCCCTCTTTGTAGTGGACGTTATAAACATCGCCAAAGTCTTCATGGTCCTGGCGATGGTTGACGTCACTTAAACTCGGAGCACTCAGCGTCATTTTATTGTGTGCTCAAGGTCCATTTGAGATTGACCCGGATTTTCTGGCCCGCGGTGTCGATAAGCTTGGCATCCGGCAACTCTTCCATGAGGACCAGTTTTTTGTGGGCATCCCCGGCGAACAGCGTCCCGGTGTTGCTGGTCGCCATGGCCGTCGCCCCCACACTCAGGACCTCGTTGTTGGCAAAGGTGCCGGTCTTGGTCTTGATGAACAGATACCCGGCAGCGTCGTTTCCGGCCCAGGTGCCAGAGGTGACCACCACCCCGGTTACGACCCCCGTGGCGCCCCCGGCCCCGCTCACGGTATCCCCAACCTTTATGGGACCCGCTGCCAGGCCAGCATCGAACGGCACGATCCAGGTAAAAGCGAAAACGCCCCGGACGGTGTTGACGTCGGCCACGTCAGCCGCGGCAAACTCGAACTCAAGATAGGTGTTATGGTAGGCACCTTCGGCCTTGCCAGAGGCATTCAGGGCCAGATACCACTTGTTGGCGGTCAAGGCAGTAGCGAAGTCCTGGGTTAAGGCTTTCTGAGCGTAGGTCCGACCCCCGCCAGTAGGCATCTCTTCCAACTGGAGCATGGTCATGGATCCATCAGGCGAAACCACGTTCTTGTAAAGCCCCACAACCCAGGCTTGGACGGCCAGGATCGCTCTCATCATTTCCAGTTCTGATTCGTTCGGCACATAAAGGCTCATAGATATTCTCCTTCGCCACCAATGATTATTCCGCCATATACCCGGTGCTCCAGGGGGGCGGGAATGTAAAGCCGGCCGCGCTCGAAGATTTCATGAAGATCTTCGTCAAATTCCCCCCTGGTGCTGCCGTAGAGGGAGATAACCGTCTGTGGGACGCCATCCCGAAACCGGTGAAACCCGGCTCCCCGGCTCATGGCGTTTATCTTCAGCCGGCTTTCGGTAATGTGGACGATGTGTCCATTATGCTTGCCGATGAGGACCCCCTGAGGGGAAGCCCAGGCAGGGCAGAGAGTGCGGGCCTGTTTCGGCTCGTAGGCCCCGCCTTCCATCATCGTCCAGGTCAAGGTTCCAGGGATGGCGCCGCCGCCCACTTCTTCCAAGGACATTTTGCCCGGGGTCGTTCCCTTCATGAACCAGGTGTTGGTATGGGAACTAACAAGCAAGCCCTCGTTGATCGGGGCAATAAGGGTAACGTCCTCCAGGAAGGGGAAGTAAGCCCCAGCCCGGAAGTTCTCGTACATGAACTCATCGCTGTAAAAGACCTTCTTGCCAGAAGCCCCCCAAATGCGGCCGTGGGCAAACACCAGGGCGGTCATGGGCGGCGGCGGCTCGATCCCGAAGGTCGGGAGAGGTTGGGCGTAGTGAGGGGTTCTGATGTAACCTGCCTCCGCCGGGGCCAGGTAGAACTCAGACCCGTTAGGCTGGGTTATCCAGACCAGGACATTTCCCGGAGGGTTGGTGAGGCGAATGCCAGCGGTGCCGCCACCCCAGGAGATTTCGGCCACAGGGCCGTTACCTCCAATGCGGTTGGGGGCCTCGAAATGGGTATAACAGACCTTGTAGATGCCGGGAGGTAGGTCGCCCTCGGCTTGGGTAATGTCCGGGGCCAGGGGGAGGGGTAGGCCCCACCCATGTACCCGGTCCTCGCTCAAGTTGTAGATTCCTTTCCAGAAGCCATTGGAGGCATAGACGCGGCCGTCAATCCCCACATAATCCATGCGGCTCCTGGTCGGCCCAGAGATCGGACACATTTCTCTGGCGGAATCCGCCTCGACTTTGAAAAGGGAGGGACCTGCTGCTCCTATGCCAACGCACAAAGTGGCCAGCTCGGACCATAAAGAATGGGCTCCCGGCAAACTAAAGAGTTTCCGGTAGCCCTTGCGAAGAATGACGGCGCCATCGTCCAGTACATCTGCGTTCAAGACAGCCTGGGGCGTCGCCTTTTTGTTGTCATCAATAAAGTTGCCGGGAGACTTCTTTAGGTTATTCATCCCATTGAAGCCGTAAGCCACCAACTCTCTTGCCATTTCGTTCCTCGCTCGTTAAGGCAAAGGCTGACGGCCGCCATGTCGCCGGATCGGTTTCTGCGTCGCCAGCCAGGGCACCATACCTATCTCCCCTCTCGGGGTCCCGAAAAGACCCTCTGAATATCTCTGTTGCCAGTAAGCAAGGGTCTTGTGGGGCATATCGACCCCCATATCCGTGATCACCGGGAAAGCCTGGATAATGACCCTGGGGATGATTGTCCGGCGCTGGAACTGCTCCGGGATACAAACGACCCTGTCGCCCGGAACGTCGAGGACTTCGGGTTTGTTTTGAAACCAGAGTCTGGCCGTATCATTGGCTTTGGGGTACACTCCCATCTTATTTCCCCATACGGCCACATGGGTAATGGCATCCCCGATTTCATCATGGTCAATATCCCAGGAATCAAGATCGCTGATGGTATCCAGGATGGTTACAAGAGCCCAGGCCAGGTTCCGGCATTGAAAGAGTCCGTGATGATAGACTTCCGGTAGGTCATACAACCAGGCTCCCGTGCTCACTGGCAGATTGAACGGCTCGTTCCGTTTCAAGGCAGGCAGGCGGTTGTCCGTAGCAATGGCCAGGAGAGCTTCATTTATCCATGCCTTGAAAAAGTTCTCTTTGAGGTAATCGTCTCTGACATGGAGGTAAATTTCGTCCATCAGCTCTTGAAGAGTCATGGCCTACCCCTGCACCCCTTTCTGGCGTTTGGCCGTTGCCTCCAGGTCGCAACCGCATTTTGGACAAAATTCCTCTGGCGGTTTGTCCGGGGCAAAGGGCCGAACCAAGTCGGGGCGGTAAATAAGTTCACAGCCTCGGTTCGGGCAACGGGTCAGATAATCCGTCACTACCGACTCCTAAAATGATGCCGGTGGAGTTTCCTGCCCCGTTTGGGCCGGTTCAGCCGGGGCCGCTGCCGCCGTTTTGACGGCCTTCTTGGGCGCCACCGGTTTCTTGACGGCCTTCTTGGGCGCCGCCGCCTTCATGGGTGCGGGATCTTCGCCCTGATCCGGCTTCTGCCACTCCGGTTTCTGTTTGGTTTGGGTCTGGGCCTTCTTTTCCTGTTCCAGGACGAACCACCGAACCACGAGCTCCTGGTGAGCCCCGGGTTTTAGGGCCTGGGTGATCTCGGAGATGCTGGTGATCGGATTTCCATCATCGAAAGTGAAGCCCCCGTCTGCGTGCATCACAATGCTCCGGCCAGGATTCTCCGGGGTTTCGTCCCGATGGTCAAACCAGTAAAGAGCCTCGTCTTGTTCAGGTCCTACCGGGATGACCTCCGTGATCTCCTTCTTACTCCCAATAGGCAGCCCGGTTGTGTGGACATAAGCGCCGTTCGAGAGCTTGCTGATTTTCTTGTCGCGCATCACCCATGTCTGAAGCACATGGATCACTCCGAAGCGCCCGGTATCCAGAGCTTGCGGCTCTGCTTCAAAGACAAATGCCATAAAACCCCCTTTTATTGGCCGATGAGCGTCAGTTCGATCTCGGTGGCGGCAGGGGCCACCCCCGCAGCTTCAACCAGAACGCCATCGGAAGCGTTGCTGTAGTCGCCATAGAAAACCATCAGCTTGTGATTCGCCCGGTCAATCCGATAGACATACCCGTCTGCGGGCTGAATCACATGGCCTCGCTTGATCGCTTTGTGCAGGCCGAAGCTGGCCAGTGCGGGTAAAGGGATACCGCCAGCCGGGATGGTTTTTGCTCCATCCCCGAAGGCGAGTTTCGGCATCACGACCTTGTTCCAGGTCATGACGTCAATGTCCTGAGGGTCGAGGGTGACGGTGATGTCAGCAGCAGTCAGGTCAGCCATGTTAAGCCTCCATGAAAAGGGGGGCTTGCGCCCGCCTCAGGTTATGCGGTTTTGTCGATGATGTTCGGGCAGTTGGCGCCAGGTTCGGGGATGAACGGGGCGGCCAACAGGAAGAAGTTCCCTGCGCCGGCCCCGGTAGCCCCGGCCTGCTTCTGCTCGATGATGACCTGCTGGCCCGGGAGGACCACGAAGGGAGCGCAGAAAACACGCACGACCTTCCCGTCAGCCACGGCACCATCGCCCATGTGCATGGTGGCCTTTTCCACCCGCCCCGTGTCGGAGTTGTGGGTGGGCCGGAAGTCCAGACTCGCAATCTGGTCCGTGCCCCCATCGGTGTAAGCCGTGGTCACTTCCAGGCCAAACCCGGCAACCACCATGGCGTTCCGAGCGGTGAACACCCACAGATCCGCGGCGGTAGCGTTGTATGCCGTGGGGGTGAGCGCCGCATCAGCGCGATTGGGGGTCAAGGATTGATA